ACAGCAGAAATCATTAAAGCACTCCAAATGATTAAGAATAGTCTTACAATATTAAAGTAAATCACTTCTTACGCTTTGCGTCAAGTTCAGCAAAATCCTTTTTCTTTGTTCCTCCTGAGTATTCCCAAGCATATCCTTCAGAGATCATACGATCATTAAGACATACATCATCAACATATAACCTTCCAAGAATTCTTCCATACTTTTCAGTTGAGTCTGGAAGTTCCGTTTTAATGAGAATATTTTTTTTACCATCAAGATTTTTTTTCAACCATTCTTTGACTTCTAATCCAAGTGCTTTTTCTTTGAGATCGGTTGTACGACTTTCCGGAGTATCAACACCACTAAGGCGTACTCGCTTAGTAAGAGAAATATCGAAGCCAAGATCAATATCCGCATCGATTGTGTCACCATCAACTACTCTCAATACTTGTTTTACTCTGTAGATATATGGGTCTTTATCCATTAGAATGGTAATTTAAACTTCTCAGTATTTAGTTTAGGAATAGGTAATTTTTCAAATGCTTTTGATACCTGTTTCTCTACAACAGCACCAACAAATGCTTCCGGATTATCTAGAATCTTCTGTGCTTTTTGATAAGTAATGTATGCTCCTACGCAAAGAGCACCACTAATGCTTAGACTTGTGATTGATAGAATTAGACTCAGATGTTTCATCTTTCATCTCCTCGGATGCTAACTTTAATATGTAGTAAATTACATAAGCAGTAAATACCAAACCAGAACAAAGAATTATAACTACACCCCAAGGAAATTCATTCATCCCAAACACCTTCTTGCTTATGAATCCATATCTTTAAATCTTTTACATATTTTCTTAATATTTGTGCTTGTTCTTCATGCCAAAAATCACCCGTCTCCATATGAAGGCGGGTGTGATTATCTATTGCTTTAAGAATTTGGTGAATTGGGGCGTTCCAACATTGACGCTTGGGAGTATTCCACTCTCTTGGCATAAAACCTCATTATTTTTTCTTACCACCGTTCTTTGCTTTCTTTGCAGTAGCATTACCTTGATTCTGCTTAGAATTTTTACCTCCAGCAGAACCCTTCTTACCTTTGTTTGCTGATTTTGCCATTATGCTCCTGTGCGTGGTTGAACGAATCCTTCACCATCTTCTACTTTAGTTTCCAGTGCTTCAACTCTTGCTTCAAGAGTTTCTGGTGGTGCTTCAGGGGCAGGTGGTTCTGGTGGAGTTTCTACAAACTCTTCTCTTTTAGGTTCTTGCTTTTTTTCATCTTCATCATCTCCACCTTTCTTCATCGTATTAATACCAAAAGTAGCAGCAGATGCTGTGAAGACTGTAGCGATAAAAGTTGGGTCCATCTTAGATAGAGTGCCCGCATAACTTGCAGTAAGAAGAGCAGCAGACCAACCCAAGATACATATACGAATTAATTGTCCCATAGCATTTTCGTTTTTCTTAGTAGTCATTTTCCTTTGTGAATAGGGTTAACCTTTTTTCCAAGATTCACCTTCTGCTTTTCTTCTACGAGCAAGACCTGCTTCTACATTTGAACCAGGATTTCTGTAGAGATATAAAGCATCTGGAACTAAGTCCCATTCTTTATTCTTCAGTCTCTTAGTGATAGTATTAAAATCACCAGAACCATAAAAACCAGCACCGAGATTATAAGCAAAAGAAAGTAGGGCACCTCTTTTGCCGTCAGACATTTCATTCCAGTGTGGAATTTTACGAAGTGAAGGAAGAAACTCTCTCTTACATTGTTCAATCAAAAGTTCATCTGCTTCTGTTTGTGTGAGAGTATCACCCATATGGAATGCAGATCCATCTTTCTTACGAGTTGAACCCCAACCAATTGTGATTGGAAGTCCACCAGATAGAGGATCGGGATATGCCTTTAGATGACATCCTTCAAACTCTTTGATTAATTTAAGGCCTATCATAGGCATATCGTCACCACCAACTACAGGAGCGGCAGCAGTTGGTGCTGATGCTGGTGCCGCATTACCCTTTTTTCCTCTGTAGATCTCCGCCCAATCTACGTTATCTTCCAGATACTTGACTGGTAGGTTATCTTCTAACCATTGAACTGCTTTCACATGATTAGGGTTCTTCTCGTCATAGAACTTGAAGAAGTTATGTAAATCGATTCTTGCCATTGTCGTCTCCAAAGTATTTGTTGAAAAGTTTGGAAGCTTCTAAGTGCTTTCCGTGATTTGTAAGATCTTTAATTCTTTGTAAGATCTTTCTCTTGAAATTAATCGAGGAGTTTTCATTCTCCATAAGTATTTAACCAATAATACTCTCTCTCCAATCTTCACTCATATTCACCATAATTGCTTCTGCTGCTTCTGGAGTTTCAGCATATCCTTCATCAAGTAAGTGTGAGAGGATGATGTCGTAATAGTCATAACTATCAGATACAGCAATACGACTATCCTTTACTTCTTTACCTGCTCTTCTTCTTGCTTTATTACCAGAACCAACATCTTCTGGTTTTTGTCTTTTACGAGCACTAAGTTTTCTAAGAGTTTCAACATCTCTTAGTTTTCTATTAAGTAAATCAGATGCTTTTTGTTTGCGAGCACCAGTAAGTTCTTCATCAACCTGATAAACTTGATTATAAGCTTCTTGAAGGGCACGAAGTTCTTGTGCGTCCATTTTACAAATACTTTTTAGTTATTTATATTTTAAAAGCAGTCCAACCTTTCTCTTGTTTCCTTTTACCAGAAACCACATCATAAAGATGTTTTAAATTATTTTGTCTTTGGAATTCTTTTAAATTATTGGTATTATATTTAACCCCATCTGGTGATATTATGACATAAGTATTTTTACAGACAGATTGAGTTCTTTTATCTACCAACTCTTTTGATAATTTTCTTCCTTTTAGAGTATTACTTATTTTTCTTTTTGTTTCCTCACTTTTTGGGGAATATATCCTACTCAAAGAACTTTGTCTTATTTTTTCTATTGCTTCTGGTGTGTGTTTCCACCCACTACATTTCTCTTTAAGAATTACTCTGGTGGAATCTTTGACTACTCTACCAGAAGCACCTTCACCACCAAAAGTTTTATTCAAAAGAATTCCACCATCAATCTTTCTGCCGAACACACTTATCATATAAGTTTCGTGTTTAAATGCTTCCTCTTCTATAAGATTTTGTTTGAGAAAGATTATTCTATTTTTATCTTTTGGAACAGGACAAGGTTTTCCACTACCTTCAAATAATCTATATCTTACTCCCTTACCTATGTAATAAGGAGTTCTATCCTCACGTAAATAGGCATAGGTATAAAACCTGTTAGGATTTACCATTTCTACTCTTAAATTGGTTCGCAATAGTATTTATACAAGAAAAGGAGCATTTCTGCTCCCCCCTCTACCTTAAAGATGCGAACCAATTAAGGCATTATTATTTATCAATCAAAGATACGACCCCATCCGTCCCCTCCGGTAGGTGCCCAACGGTGCTTAAGAACTGCTTTGGTATAAATGGTCTTCTTACCATTTGTAACTGGACCAGTATAGTTATCGTTTAGAGAACCATAAGGATCATTTACATAGTATCCTTTACCATCAGGTGTCTTACCGATGACTACGCACATGTGTCCACCAGTAGGGGAAGTTAGAGAACCACGATGAAGAATTCCAATGACAACTGGTTTTCCCCTATCAAGGCTCTTATCAATGTCAGCAAAAGAAAGATTATAACTAAAGTGAGACTTAATACCATAACCTGCGAGAACCTTTGTCTGAACCGCATGGTCTGTCGTGTCACCAATCGCAAATACTTTCTTAACATATTCATCATCACCTTTAATGCTTCCTGGTTTGAGGAAAGCAAGACACATAGCACATGATGAACTGTTACAAGTTCTATGTGCATCTCTATAATTATCTACTTGATTAAAATATGGAACATCAAGAACTGCTGGTGTAGGTGGTTTAGTTCTAAAGATTCCAATCCATTCTGTTTCTGAGTCATCCATGAATTCAGCAGGAAGGTTATCCTCTAACCATTGCACTGCTGCCACATGATTCGAATTTCCATCATCATAATACTTAAAAAAGTTATGAAGATCTAATGTCATTTTTTTATATTTACAGACACTGAAGGTATTTATTTATTTTAATACCTATACTCTTCTATTTTATCAAGAACTTTATTTAGGTATTGATGTGCTAACCATTTTGGGTCATATCCAGATTTATCCATCCACTCTTTATCCAGGTTTGATTTTATTTTAAGAACTTCACACTTGATAATATCTTTAGTCAGTTGTCCTCGTGGCATAATACAAAAAAACTCTGCTGCTTATTTAGCAACAGAGTAAAAAAATATTAAGTATTATCAAAAAATTCCAGGAATAATTTGTCCGGTAGTGAGATAAGTGCCTACAGCAACAACAAATCCTAGCATTGCCAATCTTCCATTTAGCAATTCTGCTTGTTCAGTCCAT